AAAGCTGGCAACGGAACAGCAACTCTCCGATTCCTACCACGTGTCGAAGGCGATGAACTCCCATGGGTTCGTATCTTCAGTCATGGCTTCCAGGGTCCAACTGGTAAGTGGTATATCGAAAACTCCCTAACAACTCTTGGTGAAAATGATCCAGTCGGTGAATTGAACACTATGCTTTGGAACTCTGGTTCTGATGCTAACAAAGAGATCGCTCGTAAACAAAAGCGTAAGTTGTCTTTCACTGCCAACGTACTCATTGTGTCTGACCCAAAGCACCCTGAGAATGAAGGTAAGGTATTCTTGTTTAAATTCGGCAAGAAAATCTTTGATAAGATTATGGACAAGGCTCGTCCAACTTTCGAAGATGAGAAACCAGTTAACGTGTTTGACTTCTGGGAAGGTGCAAACTTCAAACTCCGTATGCGTAAGAAAGATGGTTACGCAAACTATGATGAGTCTGCATTCATGGAGCCAGCACCAATTGGTACTGATGATGAGATCGTTAAGTATGCTTCTGCTCAACACAAGTTGTCTGAGTTTACAGATCGTAAGAACTTCAAGTCTTATGATGAGTTGAAGAAGAAACTCAATGAGGTTTTATCTGGTGATTCATTTGCTAGCAAGTCTGCTGCACAGATCGCTGAAGATGAAGATCGTCCAGTAGCACAAGCACCAAAGATTGCTTCTAAACCTGCGCCAGCACCCAAGGCAATGGAAGAAGACGATGATGATGTAATGTCTTACTTTGAAAAGATTGCTAAAGAAGATTAATCTTTAGAGTAGAAAAGAGAATGGGATCCTGTTGGATCCCATTTTTGTTTTAGACGGCAGATAATCGTCTGCCATATGCAGCGTTACTTGATTCCTGATTTCGAATATTTGGTTTAATAACATTGGTAGTTTTACTCATGTTATTGACTGGTGCATTAACGATGTTAGTCTTATTACCACCACCGCCACCTGCAGTGGCTGCAGCATCAGCGTTGGCTCTTGAACCACCTTCAACTGCATTTGCTGGTCTCATTGCTGCACCCATTGCAGCGATTTTCTCAACAGGAAGTGCAGCAATTGCTTTAATTTTATCTGGATCGACTTGGGAGAACATAGAAAGTCCTTTGCCAAGATTCAATACACCAGTACCAGCCTGATTGATTAGTTCACCTTTCTCACCAAGCATCATAATCTGTTCAACTGGAGTCTTTTGACCAGTCACAGCTGATAAGAATCCAGTCACTAGATTCGAGATACCAGATGCCACATTACCTGCAGCAAATACAGCCATACCTGCACCAATAGATGCGATGCCTGCACCAACTTGTAGAAGATTCGATCCATCCAGTTTACCTAGTTTTTCTAGACCAACTGTCATCTCATCGAAACCTTTACCGACTGCCTGCATTGCTTCACCAACAACCCACAATGCACCACCAAGTAAAGTAATTGCAGCTGCACCCAATGTGATAGGAACAATAGCATTACCCATAACTGCAGCTATGATACCAATACCAGCAACAGCAAGCATACCCTTACCGATAGTTTCCCATTCTAAATCAGCAAATCCTTGAAGTGCTTCACTCATTAAATACATTGCTCCAGCCAATACACCAAGAGCAAATGCACCTTTAATGATAGATCCTTTAACTTTATCCAGACCAATTGCAGCGAGAACTAAACCACCAAGAGCAACCATACCCTTGCCAATCATATCCCAATCTACTTCACCGAAATTCTTAAATGCTTCTGCAGCAAGCCATAATGCGCCAGCAATAGCAATTAGTCCAACACCGAACTTCTTCATTCCTTCGAGTGCTTTACCAAATTTACTACCACCCTCTTCTCCACCACCTTCTTTTGGTTTTGCTTTCTGATCTGGAGATTCACCACGAGTATTTTGTTCAATCTTCATTAAAAGATCGTCCATCTTTTCTTCGTGTTTGGCTTCTTCGTTTTGTCTCTCTTCAGCAACACCAGCATCAGCATGTTCTTGAGTAGGGGAAGACTCTCGTTTAACTAATCCTGCTCTTAAATCATTTTGCGCATAGGTATTAGATAGTTCTTCACGTTTGCTTAATAATCGTTTACCTTCTTTAGTCTGAGCAAGTTGAGACTCAGACATTCTACTATCTTTTTTAAGTTTATTAAACTCTGCTTCATTTTCTTTAATATCTTTTGAAGCACGTTCTGCTTTATTAAATTTGTTTCCAAGAGTAGAACGATCATCTTCAGAGCCAAGTTTACGCTGAGTTTGAATGAACTTCTCTTTTGCGATAGATCTGTTGAAAATACCAGCAACATTAAATGCCTTTAGAGCAGTAACTTTAAGAGCAGACATTGAACCAAAGTTATCCTTTAGTTTCTTACCCATGTCACGGACTCTATCACCCATAGTTTTGAATGTTTCCATACCCTGCGCAATATTTGCAATGGCTTTGGCTTCTTCTTTGCGAAGTTGTAGATTCTCTTTCAGAGCATCATTGGCTTCTTTAATTTTTAACTTTTCTTGATCCTTTAGTTTAATGGCTTCTAGTTTTGCTTCATTAAACTGTTTATCTTGAAGTTGAGCAATCAATGCTTCTTTGATATCTTTCATCATAGCCGACTGAGCAATCTGTTCAGCCAACTGTTGCTGATTTGCACCAGCCTGAGCCATAGAGGACTCTAGTTATTTGATGGCAGTTTCGTTAGCCTTTGCCTGTTCTGAAAGTAGTTTAGAAAAGGCTGTGCTGTCCCACGCATTTACTGACTGTGAGATTGTTTGATTAAGAATCACAGGTTGATCTTTACCTGCATTCTTACTTTGTCTTTTTGCCATCTGTTACATCCTCTTTTTGGATTCGATTCTTTTCTTTTCTTCTTCAAGATACTGAATTAACATAAAGACATACACTTCTCGTTCAAAGGGTATCATGTCTTCCAGCTCAGCCAAAGAGTATTTGTGGTACTGCATCATCGCAAAATTCATTTTATAATAGTTCTCAAGCGATTCATGACTGAGCAATACTAAAAAAAACTTTGGAGTCCCTCCAGCATCTTAACGTGGTGTCTATTACACACTGGACAATCATATTGAATTTCTTTTTTTATCTTTGGCATAGTTTCAAAGAATTTTTGTACTCGTGCGAACTGCTCTGAAGATAAATTTTCAATAAATGCTAATAGTTCTTCTCTAGTACTTTCTTTAGCATAAAATAGTTGTTCACCATCATAAATGTGATCAATAGATAAAGCCATGATATCAAAAACTGTATCTAAATCATTAACATCAAAACCTTCTAACTTTTTAATAACATCAACTGTAGGATACTTCATTACTACACCAACATTACCAAATAGTTCAATTTTATTTGTATGGTCTGCAGATTTTTCTACTGTAATAGTAGATAGATCAACAGTAACAGTGGCTTTAGCCTTTTCGTTCTGTTCACCATGATCTAAATCACAACCAAAAATCAAATCAACAGTTTCACCAACAGATTTACCACGGATCTGAGTAAACATATACTCTAGATCGAATGTTGCTAGTTTTTCAACATCCAGTTTATCTTGTACGCATGCCTTAACGACTTGCTTTAATGTTTCAATCATTGTTACAACATCTTCAGATTGCTGAGCAATCAAAAGTGCTTTCTCCTCTTTAACAAGGAATGGGCGATATTTTACTGTCGCTCCACTTGAAGGCACAACCAATGTATAGATTGGTGCATTCATCATAGGTAAAGCCATAATTATTCTCCTTTAGACATATTCTTAATTAACTTATTCAACTCAGCAGTGCTACCTGTAAAGATAACATTGTTATTCGTCACTTCTTTTCTAGATCCTTCTTTAGGTGTATCTAGTTTTTGTTTCTGTTGATGTAGATCTAATAACTGTTGGTTTATATCAGCCAACTGTTTCATTAGATTTCCAACAACCTCAAATGCTCTTGGGTGTTCAGACTGCATAGCCACATCAAGTGACTTCTGTAGTGCTTCTTGTCCTTGTTGCAATAATATACGAAGATTACCTCGAGTAACATCAAAGTCATCTTGAATCTTATTTGTGGAGTCGTTAATAACTTCTCCAGTTTGTGTAATCACTTCAGTCTTACCCATCGGCTCAATACCAAACTCGGCAGATAATGTTTCATCAATTTTCATTATTTATCTCATAGTTAGAATTTCAATAATCCTGGAAGTTTTGTTACCCCATACGATAGAACTGAACCAGTCAAGAAGTTACCTGCTCTGGTGCCAAGTGTATTGTTAATCGTTTCTTGAAATCCAGTAAAATTTTGAGTCATTTTATCAAAGAAATTAGTAGGAACTTTCTGTCCATCAGCCAGCGGAGATTTAGGAGATGCAATCCAGTTTTTGTACTGCATTCCAATACTAATCTTCATAACATCTTTTGCAGCGTAATCCATTTGAATTGAACTAATAGTTTTAGGGTAACATTCAAATAAAGTCATCTCATAGCGAGTTTTATCATTGATATCTTGAACTTCAATAACCATATCTGTAATGTAGTCATTGTAGTAGTTGTATGTTTTTGTAACTGGGTTTGAGATTATATTAGACCAGTCATCAAACAAAGATTTAACTTTCATATCTACGTCAACATAAAACGACATAGTAATATTATCATATAGTTTCTCGTATGGAACCTCACGGAATTCTCCGAATGTTCTATTTTGAGTAGTTGAGTAGTTTGTTCCTGGAAGCTGAATCTGATCGCAGAACAAAAGAATCTTTTGTAAGTTTGCTGGATTAATACCTTGAGGTGGAGTAAACAAAACTGCATATCGATTAGTTCTTGCCAACGCTCCAGATTTTATCTGAGAGATAAACTGATTAATAGGTTTTTGATCTCTACCTGTAACTCTATCTGTTATATCTTTTGTGGAAAATGGTAAGTTAAGTGCCATTTTATGCCTTCCTAATTATCTTGGTCGAATCAGACCAGACTTCTTGTTTACTTGCTCCAACAAATCTCTCAACTGGAAGTAACATAGCTGTTGCCCAATCTTCAGAAGAAACTTGTCTAAATTGTGTTCTAACATGACCAGTAAGATATTGTCTTACGCATGGCTGAGCAGGTGCAAATCTAGACACACCATCAATAACTTGCCATGAATATTTTAATCTTGTTGTTTCATCCATTCTATTGTTGCTTTTAAAAGCCATCAATTTATCTAACAAACCGATTCTAAGAGGATAAGGTAAATAGTGCATATTCAACCCTATGAATCCGTCTTGAGTTTTACTAAATGGAAATACCAAAGGAAACCTATCGTAGTAAGGTAATTCCTTCTTCATGTTTGGATCGTATACAAACAGGTATAGTTTTCCAGGCATTATTCTAGTGACTAGTTGGTCTGGATCACCATTTAGCACTTTAGCTGGGGTGAGTTGCTGCTTAGTCATCAAAGTGACTTGTTGTTCGAACCAACCTTTAGACTTCCTGACAGCTGTTGTCAGGTCGTATTTATTACGTTCGAATACATCGACCATTGTTTGCTTTTTAGCCATATTATTATTTAGGTGTTAATCCTAACTCTTTCTCGGTGATAATTTTAAATTCCCATCCTCGATCTCGAGCAAACTCGATTGCTGCTTCCCATTTGGCTTTGTTTTTCATAAAAGTAAGGGATTCTGTAATGTATCTTTGAGTTTGGCGTCCTGGATAAATAGGAGGTTGAGTCTGTGCAGCTGGTTTTACCTCCACGATATAGGTTTTACCTGTACTAACAGTTATCTTAAAATCAACAAAATAACGATGGATTCGGTTGTCAGTTGGACAACGATAAGGAACAATGGTTTCTTCCGAATTCCATTTCAGAACACTGGGGTTTTTATCACACCAAGAAGCAAACCTAGTCTCCCAACTCGATCTCATAATGATGTTAGTTGGGTCTCCTGTATACTTCTCAGGGAATATTGGGATAAACTTTCTCTTATGGAACATAAATAACTAATTAGGGTAACAATAACCACTATTTAGGTTAAAGGTATAAAAATGAGTAAAATCACAGATGCTATGAATTCAATAGGAGATGCAGCCAGTTCGTTTGGTTCATCTGCTAAGAAAATAATGAATGACTTAGCAACTCCCATTAGTCTTGATAAAAGAAGTACAAAAACAGGTACATTTAACACTGGTCAATATAATGTGACTAGTCACTCATATCCTGCAGATCTGTTATCACCAACAGGTAGTTATGGTGGAAACTATGCTATTTTTTATATAAATGTAGCAATCGATAGTAAATTAATAGGTCAACTGGGTGAGAGTGGTTTAGTTGGTGTTGACGATATCCCAGCAAGAGATCGTGGAGATCTTATTGCCATGAATATATCAAAAGATAAATTAGTGGCTACTCAGACAGTTACTGCAGTTGGTGGTGCAGTTCTTGCTAAAATAGGTTTAGGTACTGGAGCTGGAGCCACTGCCACAGTTGCTGGTGCTGCAGTCGTTGGTGCATCAGTTACTGCTTCTCAAGCTGCATCGGCAAATCGTGCACAGCGTAGATTAAAAACTGCTATTGCTTTACATATACCAAATCAGTTATCTATTCGTTATGGTGTAAACTGGTCTGACGATGACACAGCTGCATTTCAGATGATTGCCACTGGTGGTTCAGAGATTATGAATGCTTTGAATAGTAAAGATACAAAGCAGTTAGGCGAAAACGCTAAAAAAGCAGGTAGTGTGGGTGCTTCTATTATTAGTAATCTAGCACTATCCAAAGGACCAAATGCATCAGCAATGTCTGCTGCAACTGGTCTTGCAGCAAACCCAAAGAAAGAACAAGTATTTAAAGGTGTTGATTTTAGAACATTTAGTTTTGATTATCAATTCTTCCCACGTAGTGAACCAGAAGCTGCAAATGTACTAAACATTATCAAAGAATTCAAGTATCATATGCATCCAGAGTTCAAAGATGCTAATAACTTTTTGTACATTTATCCATCTGAGTTTGATATTTCATACTATCAAAATGGTGAAGAAAACACAAATTTACATCGTCATACATCATGTGTTCTTCAAGAGATGACTGTAAACTATACACCGAATGGTGCATTTACTACATTCCCAAATGGAATGCCAACGCAAATTAATATCACTTTAACATTTAGAGAACTTGCTCTACTAACCAAAGACAAAGTGGAGGATGGACTATAATGTACTTTAAAGATTTTCCAACATTTCAGTATGACTTTGCATATGGAAATGATAAAAAAGTTTCTGTTGTAAAAGATATAACTAGAAATATTCGTTTCCGTAGAGACGTGCTTGCCAATGTATCACTCTATGATGAGTATGATATTATTGATGGTGAGACTCCAGAAATAATTGCTGAAAAATATTATGGTAATCCTGAATATCATTGGATCGTTATGCTTGCCAATGAAAGGCATGATTATATTTCTGACTTTCCATTACCACAATACACGTTGGAACGATATATCGTTGATAAGTATGGAGCACAAAGATATGCTACTCATCACTACGAAGACGCAAATGGTTTTGTAGTAAATTCTGATGCAGTTGGCGCAGCATCAGTTTCCAATGATGATTACGAAAGATTATTAAACGAATCCAAACGAAGAATTAAACTTATTTCACCAGACTTAATATCTGCTATTTTAAAACAGTATAAAGAATTATTGTAATGCAATCTAGTCAAAAATTGAGATTTGCTGGCGATGTCAGCGTTGATAAAATTCAGATAATTACCCCAACTGGGTTCTATCAGGATATCACAGCTCAAGTTTTAAACATACAATTTTATGAAGATATTTTTGCTCCATTTATTACTGGAAGTGTCATCGTTAAAGAATCGTTTGATTTAATTAACTTGTTTCCTTTTGTCGGTGAAGAATTTCTTGATATAGAAATCACAACACCAACTCTAAAAAATTCCAGTATTAAAGGTAAGTATTACATTTACAAATTAACTGATAGAGAACATCTTGGTGATAAAAATGTAGTTTATCAAATTCATTTTATTTCTGTTGAAGCAGTTGCCGATATGAATAAGAAAGTTAGTAAAACTTTCTCAGGTAAAGTTTCTGATTTAGTTCAACAGTTTGTTAAAGATAAAAATATCGGACTTGAGAGTGAGAAAAAGGTTATCATTGATCCAACCAATAATAGTGTAAAATATATTTCAAATTATTGGAGTCCAGTTACAAATCTTAACTATCTTTGTAGCAATGCGGTCAACAAAAACAAAACTCCAAACTATGTTTTCTTTGAGAATAGAGATGGGTTTTATTTTGTTAGTTTAGAAAATCTTTATCAAAACCCAGTTACTGCTGAATTTGTCTATGACAAATATACTCGTGATAAATTACCTGATGGAAAAGACATTCGTAATGTTAATGAAGATTATAAACGTATTCTAGAAATAAACATGCCAGTAGTTCATGATTATATGGATAGACTTAGAAATGGTATGCTTGCGTCAAGACAGTTTTCTTACGATGTCACTAAGAAAACACTTAATGTTAAAAACTATAATATGTTGGATCGTTTTAAAGAACAAAAACATTTAAACCAATATCCAATAAATTCTAGTAAAGTTATTTTTAGAAGTAATTCTACAATTATCATTTATCCAAAAGACTACGGTAACTTTAATGGATACGGAGATGTTACAAACGCACACTCCAATCAAGAAAGAATCTCTACATTAAAGATGGCAGAAGCCAATAAAATTAATATTACAGTTCCAGGTAGAACTGACTATACAGTTGGTCAAAAGATTGCTGTTGTATTATACAGAGTTGAACCAGCCAGTAAAAAAGACAAAGATTTAACTGATAAAATGTTTTCTGGTTACTACCTTATTGCAGCTATCAACCATGTTATCAATAAAGAAAAACATGAATGTTATATGGAATTGATTAAAGAATCATCACAGATGGATATGAATAGGAACAAATAATGAATTTTTACTATGGTGTCGTAGAAAATAGAGAAGATCCATTGAAACTTGGTCGTTGCCAAGTTCGTATCGTTGGTTTGCACACGCATGATAAAAGTTTACTTCCAACCATAGATCTTCCATGGGCTACACCAATGCAGCCTGTGACTTCTGCTGCAATGAATGGTATCGGCTGGACCCCAACTGGACCAGTTCCAGGAACAACTGTAATTATTCTATTTGCAGATAGTGAACAACAACAGCCAGTTATGATTGGTACTGTTGGTGGTATCCCACAAAGTAAGTTATCAGAGTCTTCAGTTGATATTGAACAGTCAGGTGCTATTGTTACTGATGGTGGTGTCTTAACTGATAGTAGTGGTAACACTATTAAATCAAGCGATGGAATTCCTGTCACTGTTGGTTCTACTGCTGCAACTACATCTGAAACTACTCAACCCAATTTAACAGAACAGAAGACTCCAAATAAACCACCTGATTCTGCTCTTAATGCATCTATTCCTACAAAACCACCAGCTGGTTCTACAAGTAATGCTACTACAGCAGAACAGAACATTAAGTATCTTATTGAAGCGTGTGACCAAGTTGGATTGACGAGTAAATATGCCAAAGCATCTATTCTAGGTATTTGTGGTGGTGAATCTGGATGGTTATGTATTGAAGAAGGATCTTATTACACAAAAGCCAGTTCTCTTTCTGCAATTTTTAAGAGATCTTTTCCTACAGAAGAATCTGCACAACCATATGTTAAATGGCAAGGCACGAAAGCAGACTTCTTTAGAAAAGTTTACTCACCAGAAGGTAATGGTAAATTAGTTGGACATAAAGATCCAGAAGATGGAGCAAAATACTATGGTCGTGGTTTTAACCAGATTACTGGTAAATCTTTATACCAACAGCTACAAAAGTTTTTGATTAGTAAAGGTATTCCAGTAGACTTTGTGAATAATCCACAATCTTTGGTTGATGATCCAAAGACTTCTGCCCTTGCTACTGCTGCTTTCTATTCACTGAATGTTAAACATGATATTAACGATCCTGGATATTTCCAAACAGCATTGAAGCGTACTGGTGCTGATGCTAATGGTTCTGGTTATGCAAAGAAACAAAAATTCTATGAATACTTTTTAGGTGCTTCAGTTACAGTTGATTCTACAAATAAACCTGCAGCTGATGATCAGAAAGTTTATACCAAAGAAGAAGTTAAAGATCTTCCACCAGCTAAACAAGCAGCACTATTGGAAGATCGTTCAGATGCCAAGACAGTTGGCTTTAAAGATCCAAAAGGTAAGTATCCACTAAGACATTTACTGGATGAGCCAGATACAAATCGTCTTGCACGACAAGTACAAAAAGAAACAGCCATTGAGTTTAAAGATTCAACAAGAACAAAAGAAATTGCTGCTGCAAATGATGGAGATTCTTGGGAACAGCCACTTGCTCCATTTGGTGGATTATATCCATACAATAAAGTTTACGAATCTGAATCAGGACACTTGTTTGTTCTAGATGATACTCCAGCAAATGAAAACGTAAGTTTATATCACAAAACTGGTTCATTCATTGATATCGATGCAAACGGCACTCAAGTTAACAAAATTGTTGGTGATGGATATACCATCATTGATAGAAATGGTGCAATCTATATCGGTGGTAAGTGTAACTTAACAGTTGGTAATAGCGTAAATATCCTTGTACAAGGTGCAGCTGATATTCAAGTTGATGGTGCAGCTACTATTAATCTAAACAACAACGCTGATATTGGTATCGGTGGCGACCTTAACATGGTCGTTGGTGGTGACTATAACTTACAAGTAGATGGAGACTTTACTGTTAAGGGTAATAGTTCTATTGTAGTTGAATCTGCTGCAATTACTTCTGTTAAGGCTGGTTCGATGCTTAATATGCAGGCAGCACAAAACGCAAGTCTTAAGGCAAACGCAGACATGTTTTTGGAAGCAACTGGTATACAAAATATCAAAGCAGGTGGTAATGTTAATGTGGATGGCGCAGAATTCCATGGACAAGAAGGTGCTGCAGCTGCAGGTGTAGATATTGAAGATTCTAAACTAGCACTCACTGCTCCAGACTTTGCTGATGGACGTCCAGATCAATTTGGGACTCTTACTACTCCAGTTCGCCCAAGCCCACCAACAGATTTAAAATATGCTCTCAATGAAGAGAATCAAAACAAAGTTGATGATTATATTGCAAATCCAAATAAATATTACAACGCTGGTGCAGCAGAGGGTGGTGTAAAACCGAATTATGCTGGAACACCTAAGACAGATGAGGGTGGTGGAAGTTTAATTGCTGGATCAACACCATCTGACTTGTATCAATTCCTCACTAAACAACTGCAGTTGGCAGAGTCTGGTTATTGGAGAGAAACAGGGCAAAATGGTGCTCCAAGTAATGCAAACATCACTCGTATTTGGGCAGATCTTGGTTACTCGAAAACTAATGCGTATTGGACTACAGATCAAACTGCATGGTGTATGGGTTTTGTGAACTGGTCATTAAAACAGTGTGGATATCGTTATGTTCAAGAAGCAGCAGCACGAGCAATTAAGGCAAATCCAGGAAGATGGAAAGCCACTGAAATTACTGATTTCTCTCAGGCGGAACCTGGAGATATCGCTCTCTGGAGTTATGGACACGTGAACTTTGTTTATGCAAATAAAGCTGGTGCTCTATCTTTTGTTGGTGGTAATCAAACACCAAAGGCTAAAACAAATAATCCATCTGATGGAGATGTTTCATTGTCATGGCCAGGTGGATATAGAGCACCTGGAAATGGTTCTTTAGTTGGTTTATGGAGACCAAGTAAGGATTAATATGGCTGGAGTATGGACACCTACTGATACTTTGCTTGGAACTCATATTGAATTAGAAACATTCAGTCATAGTATTACGTATATTGAACCTGCAGGAGAAGGTGATCCATTAGCAGATCCTCCAGTAGATGCCACGCAAGAAGTTAGATGGACTGTGAGGGTAATACCACTAGAAACAAACTCTCCAACAGTTATTTTTACTACAGGAGATCCAGCAATAGTTTCTGGTTATTTTAAAAGAGTTTTTAATGATACAATACAATATAAAACTTTTGATAAAAGAATAGTAACTGCAGTTACCGATCCAGATAATGGTGCGTGGGATAAAGTTATTAACTCAGAAGTATACGAAGCAACATCATTTAAGGCTGATACTTCTAGAAATATTATAAAAAATTATAGAGCAGAAGCGTTTAATAATGACCCAGCCAGCCCACATTACTTAGAAATTGTTGCAACAAAAAATTACACTATTAATATTAAGGATTTGAACTGGACCACAGGACAAACCCTACTAAAACAATTAGTAACGACAACACAGAGTAGATAATGCCAGCTATATCTTTAGAAGCCCAACAATCAACAGGACACGGATGTTTTCCTCCGACTGCTGCAGCTGGACCATACACGACTAAGTCTTTCTTCAATGGTAAGGCTATTCAACTTCTTGGTCATACTCAATATCAGGCACATACTTGTGGATTGACTACTCATCCAAATTCTGCTCGAAAAGTATCATCTTCTTCCTCCACTTTCTATTTTGAAGGTAAAAAAGTCGCTCGAATCGGAGACGATATTGCCTGTGGAGATACAATAGCTGAAGGATCGCAAGATTCGTTTATTGGATAGACTAAATAATAATATGTCAAGAAATACAAGAACATTTTCGGATTTAGACTTAAATTTCACTGCTCACCCAGTGACTAAAGACATTGTACGTCGTTACGATGAGAATGCCATTAAGGCATCGGTTAAAAACCTTCTTTTGACTCGAAATTTTGAGCGTCCATTTCATAGCGAAATTGGTTCACCTATCAGAGCATTAATGTTTGAACTTCCTGGACCAATGTTTACAGTTATGATGAAACGAGCCATCGTGGATGTTATTAATAACTTTGAACCACGAGTTAACATTATAGACGTATTGGTGAATGATTCCTTAGACGAAAACGCAGTCTATATCACTTTAAACTTTAAAATAGTAAATACCGAGAGACCTATCACTCTCGATTTAGCACTAGAGAGAACACGATAATGGCATCCAATAATAAAAGAATTAGTGTTTCAGAATTAGATTTTGACAACATTAAGGCTAATCTAAAAGAATACCTAAAAGGTCAGGATGCATTTTCTGACTATGATTTTGAGGGATCAGGGCTTTCTATTCTTTTAGATGTTCTGGCTTACAACACTCACTATAATGGTATCTACACAAACCTTGCTGTCAATGAAATGTTTATTGACTCTGCGAGTAAAAGATCATCTGTAGTTTCCCTTGCCAAGTTACTTGGATATACTCCAAATTCAGCTACCTGTGCCAAAGCCACAGTTACTTTAAATATCACATCTCCTTCAACTGGTCCATCTGTAGTTACTGTTCCAGCATATACGCAATTCAATACTACTGTTGATGGGAATTCCTACGCTTTTTATACGACACAAGAATATACTGCAATCGGTGCATCAACAAGTTACAGCATTCCAAATGTTATGTTAACCGAAGGTTCTCCTTTAACATTTAAATATACAGTTGCTTCTGGCGTAAGATACCTTATTCCAAATGCCAATGTTGATTTATCAAGTGTTAAAGTTCGTGTTCAAGAAAATTCAACATCATCAAATTATTTTACGTATACAATTTCTACTTCTGTTATATCTGCAGACTCAAACTCAAAAGTGTTTTGGGTTAAAGAGATTGATGATGGTTTATATGAATTAACATTTGGTAATGGAACTATAGGTAAAGCACTTGACAATGGTAACGTGGTTCATATTAGTTATTTTGTTTCTAGTTTAGATGCGCCAAATAATGCATCTCTATTTTCTTATGATGGATCCACTCTTTATTCTGGAGCCAATGTTTCCATTACTACTACTTCTGCTGCATCTGGTGGTGGAATGGTTGAAGACATTTCAAGTATTAAATTTAATGCACCAAGATCTTATGCTGCACAAGATCGTGCAGTAACCCCAGATGACTATCGTGCCTTAATTTACGCAAACTTTCCAGAAGCAGCATCAGTTGCTGTTTGGGGTGGTGAAGATAATGATCCACCTGTTTATGGTAAAACATATATTTCAGTTAAGCCAAAAACTGCAGGTAAATTAACCATTCAACAAAAATCAGATATTATAAACACAATTTTACAGTCAAAGAATATTGTATCAATAACTCCAGAAATTTTGGATGCAGAGTATATTAATATTGCTTTAAATGTTACTGTTTACTACAATGATAGAGAAACAGGATATACTCCAACTGATATGGCATCAATTGTACGTAATGTTATTTTAGATTACAACACTTCTGATTTACAAAAATTTGAAAGCGTATTCCGTTATTCTAAGTTGAGTCGTTTAATTGATGCAGCAGAACCAGCAATTACAAATAACATTACAACTGTATTGTTAAGAAGAAAATTATCTCCACGTTATAATATTTCTGCAGAGTATAACATTAATGTTATTAACCCAATCTTCACCTCTGGTGTTCCAGAAGACTCAGTTATTTCAACAGGATTCTATATTAAAGGAAGTGAATTCCTACACTACCTAAGTGATGATGGTATTGGTAATGTGGTTCTTTACTATCGTTCAGCAGGTACAGCTACTCAAGAATCTCAAAAAATTATTGTTGATGCCACTATTGGTACTGTTGACTATGCTGCAGGTAAGATTAATATTAAGAATCTAAATATTACAGGATTGGCAGATGTTGACTTTGAGATCAGTATTAAGCCATCTTCAAACGATGTGATTTCTGCATATACTCAAATCGCTGAGATCGCTACAGACCATTTATTCGTAACAGCAATTCCTGATAAGACTGCCAATGGCGATCTACGTGCAGGAATAAATTATACATTCACTACTAGCCGTTCATAATGACAAATCCTCGTCGCACATTATCATCGTTAGTTGCGAACCAACTCCCTGAGTTCGTCAGGGAGGATAACCAAACATTCGTCGCATTTTTAGAAGCATACTATGAGTATCTTCAAAATATGGATGGGAATGATTTAAAATCTCTTGGTGACATTGATACAACATTAGATTCATTTATTAAATATTTTAAAAATGAAGTTGCTATTAATTTTCCAAAACCTGTAATAGATGAAAGATTTTTATTACAGCACATGAAAGACCATTACCTTGCGAAAGGTAGCGAGGCATCTTTTAAATTTTTATTCAGAGTTCTTTTTGATAAAGATGTAACGATAGAATATCCATCAAAGCAATTACTTCGTGCATCAGATGGACGTTGGAATCAAGACGTATCAATTTTTGCTAAAGTAAATGCTGGTAATCCAGATGACATTATTGGTAGAATCGTTGATGTTGTTACACCAAATAGAATCATTAGACTCCAGATCGATAGAAGACAATATGTTGAAGTTGAAATTGATCGTGTAGTTAAAATTGCTGATGGTATCTACGAATTTTTTATTGATCGTAAATTTTTTGGAGATATTGCTCCAGGAGATAGAATTCGTTATGCAGATACTTTTGATGCTACTATTTTACCAACAACATCAAAAATCACAATTCAACAAAGAGGTAAAAACTTTAAACTTGGTGATTTGTATGAACTTAAGAATGGTGCTGGCGCAGGATCAATTTTAAAAGTTTCTGGTATCAGTGATATCGGTGCTATTACAAGTATTGAATTTGTAAAATACGGTATTAATTATGCAACCGACTTTACTGCTACATTGTTACCAATTGGTGGTACTTCCGCAACAAACGCTGGCGCAACAGGATTAACTATTGGTGGAGCAACTCCAAGTTGGACTGTCGCTTTAAATGAAACCACCAATGGATTCTTTGAACAAGGTATTATCAACACAACAGATTATAATACAACAGAATATTGGGATGGTACTTATGTTGGTGATGTTATTCGTGAATTCTTTGTGGATAACAAATATACAGTTTTAGATGCTGATGAACCTTCAATTATTAAAATCACTCTAGGCTCACTTGCAAAATATCCAGGATACTATACAAGTAATCTTGGATTCTTAGATGACGCTATTTACATTCAAGATAGTAAATTCTATCAAGCATTCTCATATGTTGTTAAGATTGATGAGAAATTAGAAACATATCGTTCTGCAGTTAAAACACTAATTCACCCTGCTGGTATGGCACTGTTTGGTGAATATGATATTAGAAATAACTTTGATACAGGAACTAGCCTAACATCTATGTTACGTTTCTTGGTGCTTGCTGCACAAGACGAAGCATTCTTAACAGATACTACACCAAACTTTGAAGTAACTAAACCACTTGCCACTCATTACTTGTATGATGGTACGACGGCAGATACAAGTTCATTTACATTAAGTGATACCACAGGAACAGATGGTACAAGAACAGTTCCATATTTAACTGTTTCTAAACCGCTGGATACTCATTATCTGTACGATGGTACAACGGCAGATACAAGTTCAATTACATTAAGTGATACTACTGGAACAAATAGTACAAGAACAGTTCCTTATTTTGGGTTTGGTAAATCTTTATCTACTCATTATTTGTATGATGGAACTACAGCGGATACAAATTCTGTATCTTTATCAGAAGCAACTATTTCTTATGGATATAGTTCATTGAGTCGTTTGGGTATTAGCACTCTTAATACAACAAAGGTGTTTAATTCCCCAGTCTATGATCATAAACTTTATGACAATACGACTCTAGATACAGATACATTTACAGTCACTGAACCGATACCTAATTTTGATATATCTAAACCACTTGATACTCATTATTTAAATGATGAGACAACAGAAGATACAAGTTCTGTTACAATGATTTCAGAAATAGGAACAAATGGTACAAGAACAGTTCCTTACTTTGTCCTAAATAAAGGATTGGCTACCCATTATTTGTATAATGGGACAACAGCAGATACAAATTCAGTTACAATGACTGGCAGTGGTGGGAAACTCTGGCTAAATGCTTATACAGATGCCCCTTATCCATATGACAGTTCTTATTTTGCAAACGATAGTGGAAACTATACAACAGGTGAAGAAACCTTCACTGGATAATTAATAAAAGGAGATTTCGATGAATTTAAAAGAAAATTTGGGAATTACAGGCGAATTGACCATTCAAGTTTTTAATGAAAATGGCGATTTAAAATCAGCAACTAAAGTACCTAACCTAGTTGTCACTAATGGTAAAAACTACATTGCCTCACGCATGGCTGGTGCTTCTGTAACTACAATGGGTTATATGGCTATCGGTACTGGTACTGCAACACCAGTTAATGGTGACACAAACTTAGCAACTGAAGCATCATCTGGAAGACAGTCTATGACTTTCGTTTCTTCCACTAATACTGTTACTGGCACTGCTACTTTTGCTGCTGGCCAAGGCACTGGTGCTATCACTGAAGCAGCTATTTTTAACTATGGCACATATGCTGCTAGCCCTTCAGCTGGTCAATATATGCTTTGCCGTACTACATTCCCACCTGTAAACAAAGCAGCTGGTGACTCTATTGCAATCACTTGGGTTGTTACAGTAAGTTAATTAAAAGAAAATACACATGGCTACATCTGCGTTAATGAAATCCATTCTGCATAATTCTATTGCAGATGGATTATACAATGAGGTTGTTACTAAAAATAGTAGATACTACTACTATTTGGGGAAAACAGTAACTTGGGATAACGATTTAGTACCACCATATCCAACAGATAGTGTAGCATATGAGTTTGCTTCACGTAATGATATTATTACGATGAAAGAAATTAAATCAACAGATATAGCGTATGTTATCCCACGCTATAACTGGACTATGGATACAATTTACGATCAATATGATGATCAATATTCTACTGAAGTTCAAGGAGTTAATTTAACTTCTGGCGGATATGGATATGGATCTGATCCATATGTTTATATTGGATCTAAAGGCTCGGTGAATTGGGTAGCATTAACTTCTTATGTTAATGGTAGATTGATTAAGTCTGGTACCAATTATTATATTGTGACTAATACAGGTATTACTGGTACTACTGCTCCAACTCATACAACTGGTTCTGTTCTTAATGGATCTGCAACGCTAAAATGGGTTTATGTTAATGATGCCAATGGTTCTGGTGCCACTGCAACATCAACACGAATAGAAGGAAATGTTGCTGGTATTACATTGACTGCAAGAGGATCGGGATATACTAGCGAACCAACTTGTATCATTGCTGGTGGTAATGGAGAGAATGCAGTTGGAAATGCAGTAGTCAATGTTTCTCCAAATGGATTTCAAAAATTAGAAGACTCATTATTCTATGTAGTGACAGATGAGTTTAATGTGTACAAATGTTTAGATAATAATCTTGGTGCACCATCTACAGTTAAACCAATATCAACTACAGTTGATCCTATTCTTCTTTCAGATGGTTATCTGTGGAAGTTTATGTATAATGTTCCTATTGCTCTTCGCAATAAATTTGTAACAGACGAACACATTCCTGTTGTTAGTGCTTTGCGCAATCAATTTTATTCTAATGGTCAACTTCAAACTATTCGTGTAGACTCAGGTGGTTCTGGTTATACTTCTGGAGCAATTACAGTCCAAGGCGACGGATCTAATGAAGCTGATCCATTATATTTAAATGGAATAACTATTTCTAGCGGTGGAGCAAGTTATACAAGTCCTACTATTTCAATTGATCCACCATTCACTGGTGTTTCTACTTGGCAACCAAGTACATTGGTTTTAACTGGACAGAAATTTTCATACAATAATAACATTTATGAAGTAGCTGTTTCTGGTACTAGTAGTACTACTGGACCAGTTCATCGATTTGGTGTAATATCAAATGGTACTGCTGCTTTTAAATATGTTGGCACACAAGCAATTGCCACTGCCACAATTAATGGTTCTGGTACTATCACTGCATTAACATTATATGGAATGTTAAGAACTATTCAAGTATTATCTGGTGGTTCTGGATATACTTCTACTCCAACTATTACTGTTGGAACCTTATGGACTGCATCAACTGCATACACTTTAAACACTCAAGTTTATTATGCAAATAATTTGTATACTGTTACGACAGCTGGAACTACAGGTTCTACAGCACCGAGTCATACATCTGGTGCTGTATCAAATGGTTCTGCCACATTAACATATGTTGGAAAACCTGCTACAGTAAAAGCCACTTTATCTGTATCCTCTATTATTCGTTTTGATATTACAGATCCAGGAATTGGATACAATGCTGCACCAACAATTAATATTGGAACTCAGTGGACAGCAAGTACTGCAGTTACTATTGGACAGCAAATTTGGTATTCTAATAGACTTTATACTGTTGCCACTGCTGGTACTACTCATGCCTCTACTGCTCCATCACATAATTCTGGAACAGTTAGTAATGGATCTGCCACATTAACATATGCTGGTGCTCAAGGTACTGCTACTGCAAGTATTAAATATGGCGCAGGATATTCTTCAAAACCAACTATTACTGTTTCTGGCGGTGCTGGTACTGGTGCCAATATTACTTTTAATACAATTGATTCTACTGCTAGATTAATTCCAATTTTTGAAAATGGACAGTTATCTACAGTTCAAATTGACGATCCAGGAATTGGATATACCTACGCTAATCTTAATGTAACTGGTGACGGAACAGGTGCTGCTATTTCTGCAGACTTATCTCCAGGTGATGTTAATACACTTCAAGCAACTATTGAGTTACTTACTGTTGATGGTCGTATTATGAATATTCCAGTTATTTCAGGTGGCTGGGGATATGGTGGAACACCGACTATTACTATTACTGGTGATGGTACTGGTGCTACTGCTTCTGCTGTTATTGAAAGTGGTGCTATTAAAAAGATTAATATGGTATCTTATGGTTCTGGATATCGTTGGGCAAAGGTTGTTATAGCAGGAACAGGATATGGAGCAAAGGCTAGAGCTATTATTTCTCCATATGGTGGGCATGCTAAAGAAGCACTAAATAACTTTTATGCAAGAACATTAATGTTCTATAGTAATATTAGCCAAGATAAAAATCAAGGATTTGCAGTTAATAATGATTATCGTCAATTGGGTATTATTAAAAATCCTAGACAGTATGGAAATACAAATAGTTTAACATCTATCTTAGCGTCTGCATGTTGGGTTATTTCTGCTTCAACAAGCACTACATTATTTCCAGCAGATTCAATTATTACAAAAACTAGCGACTCAACTCGTTTTAGAATTATTACAAATACAGGTACTGCTATGTTAGTTCAGTCGCTAGATAATGCAAGTATTAGTATTGGATCCAATTTTTCTTTGGGTAGTAATGTTTTTACTGCCAATGCAGTCACTGCTCCAACAGTAGATAAATATTCAGGAGACTTAATGTTTATCGATAATAGAGCAGCATTTACTCCAACTGCCGACCAGACAGTTACATTAAGAACAGTTATTCGTTTTTAAGAAATTATTCAACAGGATAAGATTAAACAATGTTAGACTTCAACACCGAACCGTATAATGACGACTTTGATGAGAATAATAAATTCTATCGAATTCTATTCCGTCCATCTTTTGCTGTTCAAGCCAGAGAATTAACTCAGCTACAAAGCATTTTACAAAAACAAATCGCTTATCATGGGAACCATATCTTTAAACAAGGTGCAATGGTTATTCCTGGACAGATTTCTTTAGATACAAAATATAATTATGTAAAATTACAAACTTATTATGGTTCTGAGGTTATTGAAACCTATATCACTAATTTTCAAGGTAGAGAAATTATAGGTGATAGTGGTGTTACAGCAACAGTTTTAAAAGTTGTTCGTGAAGAAGGCTCTGATGAGACAACTCTTTATGTTCGTTATAAAAAAGGTGGTTCTGATACTGTAACTAAAACATTTTCAAATAATGAAGTTATTACCACTACTAGTGGTACAGGCACATATACCGTTCAGGCTATTGCTTCTAATGCTACTGGTGTCGGCTCTGCTGCAACAATTCAGCGTGGTGTTTATTATGTTAATGGATACTTTGTTCTTTGTGATACTCAAACTATTATACTTGACAAATATACCAATAACCCAACATATCGTGTTGGATTAACAATTAATGAAGTTAAAACAACTCCAGAAGATGACGAAACTCTTTTGGATAATGCTCAAACATCATATAACTATGCTGCTCCAGGTGCACATCGTTATTATATCGATTTAGTCTTAACAAAGATTCCATTATTAAATAGTGCTTATACTTGGACTGCAACTACTAAAGTTGCTGAAGGTGATATCGTTAAAAGCGGAACACTTTTCTATCAAGTAACTAGCGCAGGAACTACTGGTTCATCTGCTCCAAGTCACACTTCTGGCACTTCTTCAAATGGTAGTGCAACTTTACGCTATATTCAAACATATGTGGCATCATTGGATGTTGACTCTGATTCTAACTTCATTGAACTACTTACAACAGATTCTGGACTTGTTCAGCAACAAGTTAATACAACTAATTACGCTGAAATTGAAAAAACTTTAGCACGTCGTACATTTGATGAATCTGGTAACTATACTGTTAAACCATTTAAGATTGATGTTCGTGAGCACAGAAATAATAATCGTGGTGAGTGGGTAACTGATATTGCATATTTAATTGGCGATGTTGTAACACATAACAGCAAAACTTACGTTGCCACAAATAACGGAACATCAAAAACTGTTGCTCCAGTTCATACTACTGGAACTGTATCTGATAGTTCTACCACTGGTGGTGTATTGTGGGAATACAATGAAACTCCATATTACAATCGTGGCATTTATAGTCCAACAGATGCAAACAATCCAGGTAGTGATACTAAACTTGCTATTGGTTTAGAACCAGGAAAAGCATATGTTCAAGGATATGAACTTGAGAAAATTGTTACTGAATATGTGACAATTGATAAAGCACAAGATTCAGTTCAAGTGAATGATAGTTATTTAACTACTCCAGTTGGTAATTATGTTTTAGTGAGTAATATTAATTCTTTACCACCATTTGATTCAACATCAGGAATGCCATCAGTAACTCTGTATAATAGATTTACTTCTTCTGTTGGTGTTGCTCCAGCCAGTGCAACTGCAGTTGGTACTGCACGTGTTCGTGGTATTGAGTGGGATAATGGAACTATTGGTACACAAACTGCAGTTTATAAACTTTATCTGTTTGACGTACAACTTACAACAGGATATGATTTTGCCAGAGATGTAAAATCATTCTACTATAGTCGATCAGATTCAAACTTAAACTTTACTGCCGACATTAAAGAAATAACTACAAACTTAATCGGTTCTGGAACAACATATACTTCTTATCCTGGAACTCGTGGTGCATCAACTACCATTTACGGTATTAATACTGCATTCTCAGGTGGAACAACGACACCAGTTGTTAGTCCTGCTCTTAAAGTTGGTGATTATATTTCATTTATTACACCTACTGGAGTTGTTCGTCGTAGAGTTGTAACAATTACAAATAATCAACAAATCGATGTTGATTCTTCACTTACTATTGATGGTATTACTCCTGCTCTCATCCAAACAGCTGTACAAGAGCCAAGAAATGATTCTTTAATTTATCCTTTACCGAACTATGCAATTAAGTCTGTTCGTGCATCTGATGGTATAACTAAAAATATTATTTACTACGGTATTCAATACTTGACTGGATCAACTGGTTCTGGATCAGGTGGATATTGCACATTACCTTTAACAACATCATCAGGTGTTTTTGCTGATCCAGCAGAAACTGATAATTATATTCTTGTTTATAATGATGCCACAGCAGGTGGTGTTGTAGTTAACCCAACATCATATACATCTGGTGGAAGTTCTTCTATCACGTTCACTCTACCAGACACTTATGCCAGCAAAGAATTTATTGTTATGGCAACTGTTAAGAAAGTTGATATTGGTGAAAAGAGCAAAACTTTATCCACTGCAACAGTTACTTTAACAACACAAGCCACTGCATCTAAACCTGTACTATCACTTGGCAAGGCAGACATTCTTCGTATCAAATCTATTAAGATGGATACTGGAACCTATGCATCACCAACTGGTAGTTATACTATTGACATTTCAGATCGTTATGATCTTGATAATGGTCAACGAGACACTCATTATGATCTTGGAAAATTAATATTAAAACAATCTTATTCTCCTCCTTCTGCTCCAATCGCTATAACTTTTGATTGGTTTGAACATGGTACTGGAGATTACTTTACTAAAAATTCGTATCCAATTGATACAGATATTAAAGCTGTTGATGTTCCATCTTATGATGCATATTCTTTACGTGATGTTTTAGATTTCCGTCCAAGAATCGGTGATGGTGGTGTCACTTTCAATGGTGCGAACTCATCATTTTCTATGTTACCAAAACGTGGTCAAGATGTAACTTTAGATTATTCATATTACCTTGCACGTAAAGATAAAATTGCCATAGACTTCAGTGGTAAATTCTTTAATATTAAAGGTGTATCTTCTTTAGCACCTGTAGAACCAGTTGATCCAGCTATTGGTATGGTTCTTTATAAGTTAAGTCTTGAGCCATATACATTTGGCACAACAAATAAAAGCGTTATTGTTGATCAAGTTGATAACAAGCGTTACACAATGCGTGATATTGGTAAATTAGAAAAACGTATTGACAATTTAGAATACTATACTTCTTTATCACTACTAGAACAAGAAACAAAATCTCTTTCTGTAACTGACTCTAAAGGTTTGGAGAGATTTAAAAATGGATTTATTGTAGATTCATTTACAGGACACAATGTTGGTGATGTAACATCACCAGATTACCTATGCTCTGTTGATATGGAACAAGGCGAGTTGCGCCCATTCTACTCAATGGCAAACGTAAATCTTGTAGAAAATAAAACAAATGATGCAAACCGATTAACAGCTGGATATAAACTTTATGGTGATGTAATTACATTACCTGTTAAAGAAGATATTCCACTTGTTACACAGACATATGCTTCTCGTTTAGAAAATATTAATCCGTTTGCTATTTTCACATTCCTTGGTAATATTCATATCAATCCTTCTTCTGATGACTGGTTTGAAACAGTGAAAGCACCAGACATTGTTCGCAACGTAGAAGGTAACTATAATACTATTGCAACTCTTGCTAATAAAGCTGGTGTTTTGGGTACTGTTTGGAATGCATGGCAAACAGCTTGGGTTGGTGCAGAACGCAGTCTTGGTGTTTGGGAAACTGCATCGGGTGGAAGAAACTGGTACTCATGGGCTCAATATCAAACCATTGCACAAGATGTTGGATTGTCTCGTACTGGTGTTAAAACATCTATTCAAGTTCAATTGGACAGACAAGTTGTTGATGATAAAGTTATCTCAACTGCTGTTATTCCATATATTCGTCAACGAAATGTATTGGTACAAGTTAAAGGATTGAAACCAAATACTCGTTTCTATCCATTCTTTGATAATACAGCAGTTACTAATTATTGCACTCCATGTTCTTATCTAACATATACATTACCATCTGCAACTGCTGCAGACTTTGATACATCAAAGAATGCTGGTATTGATGCAACAGATAGAGCACGTATTATTAGTTATATTGCAAATGTTACTAATGGTGATTCTTCTGGTAACATGTGTTTAAATATTGGTGATAGAATTACTGGTAGCACATCTGGTGCAACAGCTGTAGTTATTGGTAAAGATTATAACGAAGATACAGGTGTTCGTCGTCTACATATTGTAAATATCAGAACAGATAATGGAGCAGTGGCATTCACAACTGGTGAAACTATTACTGCCTACGGTACTGGCTCTGGTGCAACTGCAACTATTAGTGGCACTATGCCTAATAATGGTGTACAGGGTGGTGCGTTAACAACTAACTTTGCTGGTGATTTGAATTTTATTTTCTGGATTCCAAATTACGATTCTATTAGATTCCGTACAGGTACTCGTGAATTTAAGTTATTAGATGTAACTACTGCTGATGGACAATCAACATCTTCTGCAAAAGTTCAATACGAATCAACTGGTACTCTTCAAACTAGACAACAGACTATTAACTCTGTGCGTAATGCCGTTATCACTCAAGAAGTTGTTAGCGAGAGCACTACAATAACTAACACATCAAATCGTCTTCTTGCTTCTTACTATACTTGGTGGGATCCACTTGCGCAGACATTCTTGGTTCAATCTCCAGGTGGTGCGTTCTTAAGTAAAGTTGATATTTTCTTTGCCACTAAAGATCACGCAGTACCAGTTAATCTGGAAATTCGTGAAGTGGTTAATGGATATCCAGGTAAAAAAGTTCTTCCATTCTCTAAAGTCACTCTAAAACCTGACCAAGTTAATGCTCCAGTGGCTGGTGCTACAATTGATACCGCCAAGTTTAATACTGTTACTCTTGATGGTGCCACTGTTGCAAAATATGATAAAGCAACAACATTTGTGTTCCCATCTCCTGTTTATGTTCAGGATGGACAAGAATACGCTATCGTATTATCATCTGATTCAAATAACTATAAAGTTTGGATTTCTCAGATGGGTGATCAGATTCCTGGATCGTCAAGAACTATTTCTGAGCAACCATATGCTGGTGTTCTGTTCAAATCACAAAACGCATCTACATGGACTGCTAATCAAGACCAAGATTTGAAATTTACAGTTTATCGCTGTAAGTTTGATGTTGAACGTACTGGTAGTGTTGAGTTTGTTAATGATGTATTGTCCACCAATTTAATTGAAATGGATCCATTCCAGACTGCAAGCGGAACAAATAAACTCCGTGTATGGCATCAAAACCATGGAATGTTTACCGACTCAAAAGTAGTATTTGATAATATTGATAAAACAGTTTATCAAGGTACTGCTGCAACAGGAACATTTACTTGTAGTGATACTAGTACTACTGTTACTGGTACAGGAACATCATTCTTATCAATATTAAATCCTGTTGGAACCACATTCATTCGTGCCTCAGATAATAAAGTTATCGGAACTATTGCATCAGTAACTGACAATACTCATTTAACATTAACTTCTAATGCTTCTACATTAGTCACTTCTGCTGTTGCGTTTACGTTGGCTCCATCGATGAATGGAATTCCTGTCACACAAATTTATACTAGTGCTGCAGCAAATGCTCAAATTCAGCATACAATTAGTGATGTCGATTTAGACTCATATTGTATTACCGTTTCTACCAATGCGACAAGCACTGGATATGGTGGTGGTGCTAAAGTTCTTGCAAGTAGTAATGTGGTTTATGATACAGCAATTCCATCAATACAAGCGCAGATTTTCTCAGATACAAATATTGACTATACTATGAAGACTACTTCTGGTAAATCAGTGGATGGTTCGGAAACTCCATATACGTATGGAACATATAAAGGTATTATTCCAAACAACAATAATAACTTTAATGCACCTCAAGTAGTCGCTTCCACAGTTAATCAGTCTGCAGGTAAAACTGTAACATTACAAGCAACTATCACTTCTAGTAATAATGCGTTGTCTCCTATTATTGATACTCATAGAACTTCATTAATTGCAGTTTCTAATAAGATTAATAATCCATCTGAAACTAATATCAACGTATCAGTGCTTGATAATAGAACAGTATTTACTGGTGCCACTGGAGCCTTCGCATTTAGCGGTAAAACTATCACCAATTCAAACACTACTGCTTTAGCTGCTACAGTTGCTATTTCTGGATCTACAGGGCAGTTTACTTGTGGTAATTCTATTTTGGCTGTTGGTGATTTAATTACTATCACTGGGTCGAAAGGTGGAACTTCTACCTTCACTGGTTATACTTCTGGCACAACTTATAAAGTTTCTGCTGTTACTGGTACTTCACCAAGCGTAACTGGTTTTACTCTAACGACTACTTCTGATGGTGCATTGTCAACTGCAGCTGGTACTTTGACTGGTTTGACTTATACAGTTACAAGTTCCTCTGTTGCTGCTTTAATGCCAAATATTCAAGTCGGTAAATATATCACTATTTCTGGAGCTACTACTTCTGCAAATAATGGAACATATTTGGTGACTGGTGTTAGTGGAGACGCATCAACATTAGGAACGATTACTGTTGATAGAACTGCAAACTTCACTAGCGAATCGGCTGTTTCTGGAACCACTGTTGTTGTAAGAACTCTATTCGTAGATGAGATTGCTCCGATTGGTAGTTCTTCAATAAATAAATATATCTCAAGAGCAATTACTCTGGCCAATCCATCTACTTTCTTTAGAATTAGATACGCTGGTAATATTCCACAAGAAGCCGATGTAAAGGTTTACTATAAAGTTTCTCCTGTTGGATCTACGCTAGATTTTGATAGAATTAACTGGACTTTAACTGCTCCAGATTCTGCAATCGTTAAGGTTCAAAACGGAGATTCAACCTTTATTGATGTGGATTACTCCGAAGAGGGATTAGCTCAATTTGACGTGATTGCAGTTAAGATTGTTATGCAGTCTACTAATAGTTCTGCGATTCCTAAGATCAAAGATTTACGAATTATAGCGTGTGCATAATATGTTCCTAAAGGTACAAGGCGATCCAAGTTTAGTTAGAGACAGCAACACTATGGCTATCCTAAATACTAATGGAACAGAATATGAGAACTATATTCGTAGAAGACAGGCTTTAATGTCTGATAAAGAGCAGTTGGCTACTCAGGCACAAGAAATAAATAACATAAAACAAGATTTGAGTGAAATCAAACAGATGCTATCAGCATTATTGCAAGATCGTATAAAAGGATAATAAATGTCAACAATAGTCTTAAGAGCGACTAAAGGGTCTCCTCTTACTAATACTGAAGTCGATGCTAACTTTAGTAACTTAAACACAGATAAAATTGAGTCCACCTATTCTGGTGCGATGAATAGTTTAACTGGCGGTACTTCTATCGCCACTGTGGGAACAGTTACTGCAGGTACTTGGTCGGCAACAGCCATTGCTGCGACCAAAGGTGGTACTGGTTTAACTGCTTACGCTACTGGCGATACAATTTATGCGAGTGCCTCAAATACTTTAAGTAAATTAACCAAACCATCAGTTACCTCTATTTTGCAGATGGACTCAGCTGGAACTCCTTCATGGGTTTCATTGGCTGCAACTAATATTACTTCACTTGGTACTATCACTTCTGGTACTTGGAATGGTTCTGTTATTGCTCCTGCATATGGTGGTACTGGTGTCGCAAATAATGCAGCAAATACTATAACATTTACAGGTAGTTATGCTCTTGGTCTCACACTAACTGCAGCGACTTCAGTTACTCTACCAACAACTGGTACATTGGCTACTCGTGCAGGATCTGAGGCACTTACAAATAAAAGTATTAATGGAATGACCATTACTGCAAGTACTGGTACATTTACTTTAGCCAATGCTAAGACTTTAACTGCTTCTAATACACTAACATTTACTGGTACTGATGGATCTTCAGCTGATTTTGGCTCAGGTGGTACTGTTGCCTATACAAACGTAGGTACTTTATCAAGTTTAGCATCGGTTGGTACAATTACAACTGGTACTTGGTCAGCAACTGCTATTGCAGCCACTAAAGGTGGTACTGGTTTAACTGCTTACGCTACTGGTGATTTGATTTATGCGTCTGCGGCAAATACCCTAAGTAAATTAACAGTAGGTTCAGAAGGACAACTTATGGTTGTAGAGAGCGGTGCTCCTGCATGGATAACTTCTCCATACGCATCAACAGGTAAGGCTATTGCAATGGCAATGGTTTTTGGCGGATAATTTTAAGAGGAAATAAACATGGCAAATCCAAACATTGTATCAGTTACAACCATTAATGGTGGTACTGCATACCAAGCATTAACAAACACAAATGATAACGCTTTGATTAGCAATGCTGCATCTAGCGGTACTATCATTAAAGTAAATAACATTTTCGTATCAAACGTGAATGGTGTTTCAGCTGCGACTGTATCACTATCATTCCGTTCTGCTGCAAACGCTGTAACTAGCGGTACATTGACTACTGCTTCTAGCGGTACTGCATATCGTATGGTATATCAAATTTCTGTTCCTGCAAATACAACTTTAATGTTGTTGGATAAAGCAGGTGCGATTTATTTGACAGAAAATACATCAATGTCTGTACAGGCTGGCACAGCAAGTTACTTAGAAGTGGTTGCTTCATACGAAACAATTTCTTAATTTTTAGTTAGTAGATTTGAACGAGAAGAGACAACATGTCTAAAAGATATCCAGGAAATTTTATTACTGGTAATCCAGTAGCATTATCACAAACATCAAACGCTGGTGTTTGGGATTTAAAAGATCAATATCAGGCTACTGGTAATAATACTTGGCAAGAAACTGATGGTATCTATGAGATTGATAAATCCGTAAGATTTAGAGGTGCTAACGGTAATACTTTTTCACGCACTAATCCAGCTGCTGGAAATCAAAAAACTTGGACAATGAGTTTTTGGACTAAGCGTGGAAAGTTATCCTATAGTAACGATATTATGGGTTGCTATTCATCTGGTACTGATACTGCTAATTTTGAAGCAAGATTTACATCATCAAATGATGGTTTTTATGTCATTTTATGGAATTATGTATCTCAAACAACTGCAGCATTTCGTGACCCAACTGCTTGGTATCATGTTGTTTTAATATTGGACACAACACAAGCTGGAACTTCATCTGGGTCAAAAATAAAAGTTTACATCAATGGTGTTTTGCAATCTTGGTCATCAGATGGTATTAGTGCAAATATTTCTCAAAATACTAATTTAGCTTGGAATGGTACTACCACACAATGGCTTGGTAGATGGCAAGGATCAGATGGTGGTGGTTATTATTATGATGGTCATATTACTGAAGTCAATTTTATTGATGGTCAGGCATTAGACGCATCATACTTTGGTTATACTGATTCCATCACTGGTATTTGGCAACCAAAGCGTTACACTGGTTCATATGGTGTCACTGGATATTATTTGCCATTTAAAGATACCACTAATCTTTATGGGTTAGGATGCGATAGAAAAGCAACATCGTCTTTAACCAATTATATTTCTGGCACACCTTTTACTTCATCTACAAATAAATGGGGT